AAGAAATGGCCTAGCGCATATGCATCAGGCCAGCTTGTTCAGCAGTATAAGAAAATGGGCGGTACGTATAAGTCGTGAGTCTTACTAAGTGGTTTAATGAAGATTGGCGTGACATATCCACTACGGACTCTAGTGGTAAGCACCCTAAGTGTGGGCGTAAGATGGGCGATGGTCGTGGATACCCGAAATGTGTGCCAGCCAGCAAAGCTAGCAGCATGAGTAAAAAAGATAAGGCAAAAGCTGTAGCAAGAAAACGTGCTACCAATCCTAGTGGTGGTGGCAAAAAACCAACGTATGCGAGAACATAATGAAGAATAAACCACTTACCAAACAACAGAAAGCGGCTATGAAACGTCACCGTGAACATCATACTGCGGCTCATATGAGGCATATGACCAAGAAAATGATGTCAGGAGCCACGTTTACGGAATCTCATAAGTCAGCAATGAAGAAGGTCGGGAAGTAATGGCTAAGACACCTGCTTGGCAACGTAAAGAAGGTCAGAGTAAATCAGGCGGTCTGAACGCAAGAGGCAGGGCCAGCTATAATCGTAGAACTGGTGGTAATCTAAAACCGCCTGTATCAAGAAAACAGGCAAAGAAGAGCAAGAAGTCTGCGGCTAGACGCAAGAGCTTCTGTGCCAGAATGAAGGGCATGAAGAAGAAACTTACTTCTGCCAAAACACGTAATGATCCGAATAGCCGTATTAATAAGGCACTTCGGAAATGGGATTGTTAGGAGGATAATATGTCTCAAGAAGCTTTAGCTGAAAATCAGGAAGTAGAAGCACCCGAAGCCCAAACTACAGATACCTTTGTAGAAAGTAGCCAAGAGGCTATGGGGCAAGATAATGCGGTAGAGCGTCCAGAATGGTTGCCTGAGAAATTTGAAACACCAGAGCAATTGGCTCATTCTTATTCTGATTTGGAACGTGCTTTCCATTCACGCAGAGATGACATCAAAAATGAGCTTTTGGGTGAACTTTCTGATGAGCATGATGCTACAGTGCCAGAAAATCCTGGCGATTACGACATGACTCTTAGGGATGGTGAGGTAGAAATACCTTTACCCGAAACGCCTATGACAGAGTGGTTTCGTGAAAAAGCCCACCAGCTTGGTCTAGGTCAAGATCAGTTTCAAGATATTGTAGCCGAGTATATGAATGTTGAGGCTCTTAGTGGCCCTGCATGGGAAGATGAAGCTATGGAACTTGGCGAGTATGCCGATATGCGACTTGACCGTGTTGCTGCATGGGCAAAAGCAAGTCTTAGTGATAGGGCGTATGAGGTCTTTGCTGGTATCCCAGCTTCTGCTGGCATGGTTCAGTGTTTTGAAGAGCTAATGGAGCTTAATGGTCAACCCGCTTTCAATATGATGGAGAGCGGATCGTTCCAAGAAGAAATATCAGAGGATGATCTGAAATCTATGCAGAATGACCCAAGGTATTGGAGAGATAAAGATCCAGCATTTATCCAAAAGGTTCGTGCTGGTTTCGCTAATCTAGCCGCAAAGAAGCATGGCAGATAGTAATGTGAATATCATTATCTGTTATTTTTGATGTAGGTTGGTAATGCAGGATGGCCTGATGTGAATTGGATAACTTCTTTGAAGCCCTTGAAGCGGATGATAACCAGAGAGCGTTAAATGTAAACTTTGTTTAGGAGACTGAGAGATGGCAGTACCATCAATTAGCACCTCCTTTATCGAGGAGTTTGAATCTGGCGTTCACATGGCGTATCAGCGCATGGGTTCTAAACTCCGCAACACGGTTCGTAACCGTGCTGGCGTGAAGAATAAGACCACGTTCCAGAAGATCGGTAAGGGTTTTGCTACTACCAAAGCAAGGCATGGTGCAGTTGCACCCATGAACCTTGAACACACGAATGTGAACGTAACCCTTGAGGATTACTTCGCAGGAGAGTGGATCGATGATCTCGATCAGTTACGCATCAACCACGATGAAATGCTGGTTGCTCAACAGTCAGGTGCATACGCACTTGGTCGTAAGACTGATGACCTCATTCTTGCGGCTATGACAACAACTACATCAGCACATGATGAAACAACCAATGGTATCACCTTGGCTTGGTCGTTAGAGCTGATGGAGAAGTTTGGCAACAACAGCGTTCCTGACGATGGTCGACGTTTCGTATGTGTCGGTTGGGAGCAATGGTCACAGCTAATGGCTATTGATCAATTCAGCCGTGCTGAGTATGTGGGAGAAGAAAATCTTCCGTTTACCAGTGGTATGACTGCAAAGCAGTGGCTTGGATTTATGTGGTTCCCACATAGCGGCCTAACACAAACTAATGGTTCTGGTGCGGCTGGAACTACACATGTTGAGTGTTTTGCCTACCATGCTGATGCTGTGGCTCATGCTATCGGTGCGGATGTTACTTCAAACATGCAGTACCATAACGATAAAGACAGCTACTTTGTTTTGAATAAGATGCAGATGAACTCTGTGCTTATTGATGCAGAAGGTGTCTTTGAACTTGAGCTAAAGAAATAAGGAGGTAGATATGGCTTTTGTACAATCAGATTTATCTCTTGTTGCTTATAGCGGTAATGGATTTCACATCTGGCATTACACGGCAACGGATGCCAAGGCGGCAATCGACAGCTCTGGCTACTTTAATGATATGGCCAATGAGATGAATGTCGGTGATGTTATCCATGCAAATACCTCAACAGGCGGTACAGCCGAATATGGTATTTTCTGCGTAGCCTCTAATAACGGAACGGTAGTTGATGTGGCTGACATGGTCAGCTTGTCAGGTACTAATACCGATTAATGGCTAAAGCACCTACAAAGAAGAAGGTGGCGGCTAAACCCGCCCCTTCAACTCGCACCAGCAAAACGGGGTGGACTCGAACTGTTGGTAAGAACGCAACTCTTGGTAAGAGGGCTACATAATGGCTAAGAAGAAAAAGGGTAAAAAGGGCGGAGGATACTAATGCCTACTACGAAGGATGGTAAGGAGTTTCCTTATACAGCAGATGGTATCCTTGCGGCTAAACGTCACGAACAATTTCTGCGTAAAGCCAATGACCAGAGGACTATGGATAATAGCACCAATGGTGAAAAGGTTAGTCCTGAAGATCTGCCTAAAGGAATCAAGCCTAGGCATTTAGATCCTAATCATCCAATGAACAGGGAAGGAACACCTCCAAGGCGTTTACAGGAAGAAGAACCTGATTCGCCAAAAGAGATGTATGCGTCAAAGAAGCCAGCGAAGAAAAAGCCAAATCCTAGCATGTATGGGTAGTTAAATGCCAAGCACCGCTAATACCGATATTGAAGTTGCACAAAGGGCTATGGTTCTAATAGGGCTAGAGCCTTTAACTTCATTTACAGACCAAACTGATGAAGCTCTGGTTGCTAACACAGTTTTTGAAGATGTGGTCGAAGACTGCTTTGCACAACATAACTGGAACTTTGCTACAGGTCAGCAAAAGCTGGCTCGTCTTGCAGCTGTGCCTGTTGATATTTGGGATGCTGCCTATGCTATGCCTACAAATCCCAAGGTACTCCAAGTTAATACTGTTACTATCGATGATTCTCCTCAGCCTTATGATATTTATGAACGCTACATATATATAAACGCTGGTACTAATGATGACGTTGTACTGAACTACATCTTTAGAGTAGACACCCAATATTGGCCCCCTGCCTTTGCTTTATGGGTTATATACCGTATGGCATCTGTTTTGGCTTTGTCTGTTACAAGAAAAGCTGATGTTGCTAATTCTTACGTTACCCTTGCTGAACAGCAGTATCGTAGAGCTAAAGCCAGAGACTCACAGCAAGTCACTACACAATCATTGCGTTTATCTAGATACCATCGAGCAAGATTAGGTAATGGTATATATCAGAGAATAGAGGGGACTTAGTATGTCAGAGGAAAAGGATCGCACATTAGAGTATGCTACAAGAGCCTTGATTGCTGGAACAGTAGGTGGTGGCGCTGCGAAAATGCTTTATGATGAAATGAGAGATGAGCGTGCAGAAAGGCGTAAAAAAACAAGGGCGGCTAGTCAAAACAGAGCGCAAGAACGTGGTACAAAGGTTAGTGCTACAAAAACAGAACTAGCTAAACAAGAAAGAGCGCAGTTACAAAGGATTCCTGATAACCGTTTGTCTAAAGAAGATCAGAACTACAAACGTGATATGATCAATCAGAAGAATCAAACTATCAAACAAAACAAGCCAGCTTCTACAGTAAAGACAATGGCATCGAAGGTCGCTAAAGCTGGTAAGGTTCTTAGCCCAATGGGTATTCTTATGGCAGTCATGTCTCCTACTCCAGTGGGTAACTCAGAATTAACACAAGCCGATAGGTTGGCAGAAGAAGCAAAAAGACAAAGAAGATAATGTATGGCACTCCTACGTCAGTATTACACCAATTTCACGGCTGGAGAGCTAACACCTCTACTTAGCTCACGCATCGATGCTGACGCATATAAAAATGCCGTTAAAACCCTTCGTAACGCCCGTATAAGGGCGCAGGGCGGCATTACAAGAAGGCCAGGCTTACAATACCACCAAACATTGCTAAACACGGTGTACCAGCTTGAGGGGTACATCTTTGATGAGAATGAAGCTTACATACTTCTTTTCAGTAATGGTCGATTAGATATTGTAGATACTGATAATCCCAGTGTATTGCTCCAAACAATAACATCTAGCGAGTGCGAATGGAATAATACAAACCTTGGTCAGTTAGTTGTGTCACAATCTGGTGATACGATGATTATCTCTCACCCAGACTTCTTGATGAAGAAGCTTACAAGAACAAGTGCCACTAACTTTGATCTGGAAGACTTTGAGTTTTATGTTAATGATGACATCAAGTTTACAGCGTATCATAAGTTTGCCGCAACAAGCACAACTGTAACTCCAAGTACAACATCTGGAAGTAGTGTGACTTTGACAGCATCTGCGGCTACTTGGTCTACGGATATGCTTAATACCTACCTTAAGCTAATAGATAGTACAGGTGCGGCAAGGTTCTTTAAGATAACTGGATATACTTCAGACACGGTTGTTACTGGTAAGTTAAATGCATCTATAGCCAATACATCTGCTATCACAGACTGGAAAGAAGAAGTCTTTTCTGTAAAACGTGGATTTGCCAGAACAGTTATATTCCATGACCAGAGACTGATATTTGGTGGAACAAGAGATCTGCCAAATAATATCTTTATGTCGAAGACGGGGGAGTTCTTTGATTTTGAGGTAGGCACTGGACTTGACAATGAAGGAATAAACTTAGAGATATCTGAAAACCAAGTATCAGAAATCAAAGCATTAACTTCTTTGCGTCACCTTACTGTCTTTACATCAGAGCAAGAGCTTTACATACCTACAACAGAAAACAAGCCTCTTACTCCAGCTACCATCACTATTAAAAAGCAGACATCATTTGGAAGCTCTGATACACAGCCTCAAGAATTTGATGGTGCGGTTGTTTATCTTACCAAAACAAAAGGTGCTATTAGAGAGTTTGTGTTTTCTGATTTGAGTCAGGCATATAACTCTGATGCTCTCACCATCTTATCACAAGACCTAATTACAGATCCTGTTGATATTGCGGCTCAACGTGAAGCTTTTGATCAGGTTGAGGGATATCTGTATGTGGTGAACTCTGATGGCACATTGCCTGTATTTATGTCTATTCGTAAAGAAAAGCTACAAGGATGGTGCAAATATGAGACGGATGGCAAATTCAAAAACATAGTTAATGTGAACAGAACTATGTATTGTGTCATAGAAAGAACTATAAATGGGTCTACCGTTACTCATCTAGAGCAACTGTCTAACAGTTCTTTTCTAGACTCCTCTATTCAACTTACTGACACTACAGCCAAGGCTAACTGGCAAGCGGCACACTTACCAAATACAAACGTATTTGTAAGAAATGGAAACTACTCTTTGGGTCAATATACGACTGATGGAAGTGGCAATCTTACGCTTACAACTACATGTAAGGAAGTTGAAATTGGGATTAACTACACACCTAAACTGGTCACTCTTCCACCAGAGTTTCAGTTGCAGGATGGTGTTTCTGTTGGACAAAAACGTAGAATAGTAAGAGCAGTTCTTGATTTGAATAATACTCTTAATATTAAAGCCAAAGGCAACAAAGTGTTGATAAGGGCTGTTAATTCTAATTTTGCTAATCCTCCTGATCCTATTACAGAGAGGAAAGAAATTTATTTATTGGGGTGGTCAAAGGACGGAACAGTTGAGATAACAAGTGATGAACCGTTACTTTTGACATTGAATGGGATTTTATTAGAGGTAGAGATCTAATGGGCGCAAGTATGGCAATGGTGAGTGCTGGCCTTCAGCTAGTAGCCGCTAAAAAACAAATGGATATAGCTAACATGCAAGCGGCCGCATATCGTGATCAAGCGGAGCTTGAAAAACTACAAGCACAGTCAGCCGCTGTTGATCGTGAAAAGTCACTGTTTGCTAAGTTAGCTTCACTAAATGCTAGTCAGGCATCGAGGGGTGCTTCAATAAACTCTGCGACAACACAATCCTTGGCTTTAAACGAAAAGAATATTGCTTCTATGGATATCACTAAAATTAAGCTGATGGGAGCATCTAAAGCAAACAAGCTTAATGTAAGTGCATCGATTGCAAAAGCACAAGGAAAAGCCGCCATGATATCTGGTGTAGCTGGTGCGGCTGGCACAATGGGTACTGCAATTAGTGGTGCGCCTGGGGTTACTGCATCTACTGGTCAACCAGCAATACAAGCCGGAACAACAGATGCCTTTATGTACCAGCTGAAGGGGGAGTATAGCTAGATGGGATTCAAACCAACTAGAACAAGCCAAGTTCAGCTTCAGACTGGTGGTGGTATTCCTAACTTCGCTGGTCTTAAACCCACGGGTATTGAAACTGCGGCAAAAGAGTTAAGCAATCTTTCGCAAACATACATTAAGCAAGCCTATAATTCTGCCGCAAGGCGTGACAAAGCAGAGGCTGCGCTTGCTGGTCTTGATATTATGGATCCCGAAACTGGTGGTATTCGTCAGGATCTAGCTGATAAAGCACAAGAGTTTTGGAGTTCAGAAGGACAGACACAATACGAATCCACAAGAGACACAGCTATTACCAATAGAATGGTAGTTCAACTTGAGGCCGCCAGAGATACTTATCTTATGAAAGATAAGCTTGGCATTGGCGTAGATGGTAAAAATCCAGAGAGAGAAAACTACGACAAGATTACTAACGAATTAAGAAGCCAAGTTGAATCCTATCCTCAAGCCCTTTCTATGTTTGATGCCAACTTGGAAAAAGTAAATACGAGCATTGAACTTGCCCAAGCTAAATCAAGGCAAGAAGTGGAGTATGCAAAAGAGTATGATGATAACGTTCAGGCGGCCACTCTTGCAGTAGAGCTTATTGGCTCTATAGCAGAGAATGATGATCTTCCTGATAACGATAAAAGAAAGATCCTGTCTACACGAATGGAGGTCTTTAAAGGCATTATAGAAGATATTTCTCAATCTCCTGCAAAAGATGTAAGGGCTGGTCATAAAGCTAGAACACTACTTTCACTTGTACAGACAAAGACTGCTGAAGGCTGGTTTGGGTCTATGATTTCAAGACAAGCGGCAAATCTCCAAAAAGAAGATGCCTATACAATTAAAGGTGCTGAAGTTTATGCAAGAAAATTGGCTCAACAAATAAGAGCAAACGGCCCTGCGTTTCTTAAAGAAATTGTTGGTGATGAAAAAAATATCGGTATTGATCTAAGTCTTGTTGATATAGATACGCTTGCAAATAGTGTGGAACAATTAGGTGTAAAACAAAGCAGTTTGAATTCCGCAGTAGAAGCAGAAAGACAGGCTGATATTCAACCTAAGGTAGATCAGTGGCTTGCTAAGAATATTTTCAATAATGATGTTACCGCAGACAGTTTAAAAAGGATTCTAAACTCAAACCTTGTTCCAATAGCTAAAGCTATGGATGCAGAAAATCCTTGGAAAATTGTAGTTAAATTCCGCAAAGCCGCAAGAACAAAGCTTAACGGCTTGCTCGATACTGCTAATGCTCAAGCAAGAGTGGATGAGCGAAAAGCAGAAGATGCTGTGGGTGGTCTTGCAGATTTTATTAGAACTGGCGTTACCAGTGATGAAGGTTTGCAAAGTGAAGGTTTTGATAGCGCACTAGCAAGAGCTGTAACGCTAATAAATGATGAAAATACAAGTGAAAAGGTTAAAGACAAATTACGAGATGCTACAGCGGCCGCTTCTCTACGCAATATAAGGGCAGAAGAAACTCTTATACAGATGAATATGTCTGCAATATCGGCAAGTCCGAATACAGAGGAATCTCACAATCTTATTGAAGCAACTAATGAGTTAGTAGAAAAGCTTTCAAAAAAAGAAGCTGGCAAGACCAGTGCTGTAATTACTCAATGGAGTGATTTCAAAAACAACAACGAACAGGTTTTGCTCACAGACCAAATCAGAGGTGCGCTTGAAAGACATTCTGAAGCCAAACCTTTGGTTCTTGATGGAGTAGATGCCAACTTCAATAACATAGAAGATATAAGACAACTGAATACTGAGATGAATCTTGGTCTTGAGTCCTTGATTGAAAGATCAGTAACAGCCCATGATAACTTAAAATTCAAGCATACTTTTAATGAACAGGTAGAAAACTGGATTGCAAAGACAAATCCTACCAATGTTCTGTTGACTAGAACACCTGAAGCGGCAAAACAAGAACTAGCTGAATTAAAAGAAAGAACGGATGAGTTAACACCTAATCTTGCTAGCGATATAGATGCTGACACTAAGTTTGCTCAGATGGAATCCAGACTTATTGATTATACAAAGAAGTGGCAAGAGGCAGACGCTATTCGCATCAGGCTAGAATCTGTTCAACAGAACTTTATGAATAACAATCCTACAGCTGGAATTATGAGCAGAGAGGATATACAGAAGCATGATCCTCCACCTAATTTTGATCTTATGGATGAAGGCTCATACCCAGAAATGCTGAACTATGTAATGAAGTACGGCATGATTCCTGACAATATGATTGACGCTTTGAATAGTGCGTTTCTTACCGATGAAGAAGGTTTTGATAGGTCTATGAGTTTCTTCAGCAACGTTGTCGGTGCAATGGTTGTGGGTACAGGTAGACCTAAAGAGCAGATAGTAAACCACGTTTTAGCCCAGATGAATGGAGCTGCTGGTAGTAGACACTCAAATACCAGAGTAGCTAGTGCCTTGTCGTTTGCTATCGAAAGCACATTATCATACGATGAAATAAAAGATGCTGTTACAAAAGGTAACTATTCTACAGCCAATACAATTGCAAAAGGTTCTATTTATCCTGAAGCTGGTATGGAAGAGAAAGAAGTACAAGCTTTTGATAATGAAAATGATGCTCTGTTTGAGGCTTTCACAAGAATATTGTTTAATCAAAGTGACTCAAGCATCTTACAATTATTTGGCTTTAACAATGTCAGAACAGAAGAGGCTAAACAATTTTATCAATGGTTAGAATCAACCAAGGGTGAGCTTGCTGGTAAAAATAGGATGTCTTCAACACTAGAAGCAACTCCAGCATTAAAGTATCAACTTCTCTCCATATTTAGACATGAAATACAAATTGCAGGTCAAACTGGCAGAATGACTCCACAGGCTGTCAATGGTGCTGTTCAAAGAACCATGAATAGACTTGGAGCGAATTTTAAGATAGAGACTCAAAAAGTAGGAACCTCTTTGCTTACTCAACCTGCGGCTCCTGATGGTGCTATGGATTGGATTTTACCTAGCATGCCAGATGTCATTAAAGCCCCCCTAAAAGCTATGGGTGTTATAGATGACGGTACATATGCTTATCGATTGGTCGTAAATCCTGCGTCTGACCAGTTAATCAAAACTGGCCTTCCTGCAAGCCTTCATCCTAAAAAATATGATATTTTAGCGAGTCAGGTCAAAAGGGGCTTAGAGCAACTTTCTGATGAACAGCTTAATCGAATCGGAGCCAACAGAAATGATCTAAAATATGGTATCGAAAATGGCTACGTTGACTTTGTAAGAACAAGCTCACTAGGCAATCTTGATAGTTTAGATTCTTATAAAGTAATTGTAAGAACTGGTATCAGAGATGGCTTATTTGAGTACAGTGGACAATCTTTTCCTGTTGTATTATTTCCTGACTTTGTTCCAAGCTATGAAAATGATGAAATTCTTACCAAAGTGTATAACGATGCTTTAAATAACGGTGTTGATGCTGGGTATCTCAACAAAACACTGTTGAAGATAAACTCATACAATATGTTTTTCGGTGCATTTGCTGTTAGACAAGCTGTTATGAATGAGCTTAACAATGCAACAAACGCAGGAAGACCAGTAAGTAGCGGGCTAATAGTTAATACAGCAATAAATACTCTTGCCCGTGCTAATGGTTTAGATCCAATAGAAATGACAAATCAGGACTATGATAGATTCTCTAGTTACTTCGATGTCTTTACAGTTTCGAGTCCATAATGGCTGAAAGGTTTGCGGAAAATATACCCTTTGGATATATGACTCCTGATCCTGTTATAGACTATCAACGGGAAGATCCGGACTACTTCGATTATCTAGGGGCTAAAGCTTATAAAACGTTTCCTGCTATAGCATTTCGTTTCTATGATGAGCCTGACTTTGATGAGTTTATTGACCCTAATTACGAACCCTTAGCTGACCCAAGGTTTTCTGAAACAGGAAGACTTAGGACTAATAAGAGGTTGTTTGCTGGGGCAAGAAGCCAAGAAGAATTAGAATTCCAAATCAAAAAATATGATAAAGAACAGGAAGTCCTAAGAACCATTAACGATTATGACTATCGTGTTGGTGGCGGCAGATTTAAAGGTCAAAAAGCCATAGCCAATTTTGGTATGGAACTTTTATCAGATCCCTTGACATACGTTCCTGTGCTTGGCTGGTGGGCTAAGGGAGCTAAAGCAAGCCATAGATTTATGGCGGCAGGTGCTGTTGGCTTTGCTGCGGCTGTTCCGTATGAGTATATAAAAAGACAGGATTCATTTACCAGAACCAATGCCGAGTCACTAATTACTCTTGGTACTATGTTCATGTTGAATGGTGCTGTTGGTGCGGCATTTGGTAGAGCAAGAGGTATCAAGCCGTCGCCCAAACAATCAGACCCAAATGCTTTTACAGATGCAAAGCCACTGGCCCTAATACAAAGAACACAGGATGATCTTGCGGACGCTTCTCCAAGCTCAACAGTAACTTCTCCCAGGAGGGTTGAGCCAGAACCTTTTAATACTCCTGAAGCTTTTGAACAGGCAAGAAGAATAGAGCCTTCAGAGGAAATGGCATCTATTCAAACTGGTAAGCCAACTTCTGTAACAGCATGGCGTGGTCAAACAGAAAAGCCTCTTGAGGGTAACGCATCAAGATTTGCTGGTGCAGGAGCAAATGCTCAATACTGGGCAATGACAAAATCTCAGGCTTCAACCTACTCTGATGATGTTATTGAAGCTGAGATTAAACTAAATAACCCTGTTGTTATTAACAACGATGATGACTTCATTGATCTTGTTAAAAGAGCGACAGGAACAGATATAAATGATGACGGCTTAATGATGTTCTTCATGGGTAATCAAGGGAGAATCACCCTTGAAGATCTGGCAAGAAATGCTGGACATGATGCGATTGTCATCCGTCTTTGGACGAAAGCTAATGATGATACCATTGAAGCTTCTATGAAGCTTAAAGACGAGATGAGTAATCTTGGTGCTGTTGGCGGTGGTATTGGCAGAGATGGTCAGAATCTTAGGGCAATGTTTGACCAGAACGAAATCATTATCTTTGATAAGCAGAGATTCAAAGTAGCACCATCAAAAGATGAACCAAGACCAAGAAGTCTGGGGGCAGCTGCGGCTAACGTATCCTTAAGAGATCTTGAACGACAAGAAAGCCTTAGAGCAACAGGAATTGGCTTAGAGGATGCCCCTCTAAATCCATTACTTAGATTGCTACAAGGTGGGCCTGAAGCATCTAGAATTGTTCAGGATATGGTAGAGCCAGCTGGTATGATACTAAACAAGATAGATGATCAGATACCTATGGTGAACGATTCTGTTTCTACCATGTTTAAGACAACTTATCTTACGCCTTTATTTACTGCAATTACTAAAGCAGAAGAAGCTTTCCTTAACTTCAGACAGATAAGCGGTAACAGACAAGGTCTTACAGCAAACGCATATAGGATGCTTAGAGAAAAGGCCAGAGGTCTAGCCCCTGCTCACGGAAGAAATAATGATCTTGTAAGAACCTTTAATGAACGTGTTGGTCTAGCTCTCATGCGTGGTGGTGACAACATGGCTGATGACATGACGCCATTTGTTAATGAAGCGGCTTCAGCTTATCGTGTTGTTTTGGATTTAGTAAGAGATCAAGGAACAAGTGTAAATCTTTGGATCAAGGAAATTGACAAGAAGATAGAGAAGCTTGCAGAGAAACTTGAGACAGCTTCCCCCACAACTGCTGGGGGTATCAGAAACCAGATGGACAATCTAGCCGCTGTGAAAGACAAAATATCACAGCATGGTGTGCAAGCTACAATCAGAAGTAAGGGATACTTCCCCAGAATATACGATGTTGATTACATGCTTAGTGAAGCTGGTAAAGCTGAGTGGCTGAGAGTCGTTGGTGGTGCGATTGGTAGAGAAGAAGCCCAGAAAGCTTGGACAAAGATAACAAACTCCTTCGATGATACTCTAGAAGGATTTGACAGCTTTATGGATGATGTAGCAACGGGGAGCGCACAAGCTAGATTGCTAGACATCGATGATGAGCTACTGGTTCCATTTCTAAGTTTTGATGTAGAGGCGGTTGTTCGTGACCATGTAAGACGCATGGGTATGGACATCGAACTTACTAGAAAGTTTGGGTCAGTTGATATGAGAGAGGCAATTGATTCTCTTCCTACAGCTGAAGCCAAAAGAGATGTTACTGCACTAAGAGATATATTGCGTGGTAACTATGGCCGTCCATCTGATCCGCATAGCATGGTGAACAGAGGCATTTCACTATTAAGAAACTATAGTCCTTTGGTTTACATGGGCGGTGCGGCTGTATCATCTCTACCTGACATAGCAAGGCCTATTATGACAGAAGGCATTAATGCTTTTATGGGTACATCATTGCGTCTGTTCATGGGTGGTATGAGAAAAGAAATACTTGCCATGAATAGAAAGACTGTTCGTGAAGTTGGTGAGGCTCTCGATATGGTATTATCAATGAGAGCATTTGCTATGGCAGATGTTGGCTCTACATTTGGCAGAGCAAGTACATTGGAAAGAAGCGTCAAGAATCTACAAGTTCCTTTCTTCCTTCTTAATGGTCTGAACCTGTGGACTACAGCAATGAAAGAGTTCACTGGTCTTATTGTTACAAGACGCATGACTCAAGCCATGGCTAAGGACTGGCAAACCCTCCCTATTGCTGACAAAGAAAGATTACTTGCAAACGGCATCGATGGCCCGATGGCTGCAAGAATTAACAGACTTATGCAGATGGATGGTATGTATGATCAGGTAGGGTCTTTTAGATTCCCTAGGCTAGCTCAATGGGCGAGTGTTGATGCTGGTGCGGCTGATGCCTTTAAACGTGCGTTAAACCAGCAGATCAACAGAACCATTGTTACTCCTAATGCTGGTGAGAAAGCATTATGGACAGAGAATAATATCGGTAATGTGATCGCTCAGTTTAAAAGCTTTGGACAATCATCTACACAAAGAATGTTGATATCAGGATTACAAGAACGTAATGCCAATTTCTATCAAGGTGCTATAGCTATGACTGCACTAGGAATGGTAGTAAATGAGTTGAAGCAAGTTCAGTATGGCTATGAAAAGAAACAAAATATTACACAAATGATAGCAGAAGGTATGGATCGAGCAGGTCTATTTGCCATTGTCTCAGACATAAATCATGCTCTTGAGGTAATGTCATCCAATAGAGTTAGCATAGATGCTTTAGCTGGTGGCCGTCCTACAGAGCAAAGCACAAGACGCACCATATCTACGTTTGCTGGGCCTAGTGGTTCTATAGTCTATGACTTCGGTCAGATGGCTCAACAGGCTTTATCTGGTAATTTATTCTCTCAACAGTTTATGAATAGCACCTTGAGAGTAACGCCTTATCAGAGTCATCCATTCTTCCCAAGAGGTTTATATGCCGGAGATGGTTATTAGTAATGTGAATTGCTCGAAAACAATAATGAGGTGATAAAACAGTATGGCTACTATAGAAATTGCAGATAATGATGCCAGAGTTCAGTATAGCGGCAATACGATTGTTGCTAACACAACTACGTTGTCTATCGATTTTACTTTCTTCTCTGAAAATGACATCAACGTAATTGTAACAAACAGTGCTGGCGTTGATACAGTTCTATCAAGAGGCACAGGAGCGGGTACGTTTGCTGTTGCTGGTACTGCTGTTGATGACGGTTTCTCAGGCGGTAATGTTACTTTTGGTGATGCTTATACAACTACAGATACCATAACAATATTTCGTGATATACCCATAGCAAGAACAACAGACTTTCCTACATCTGGGCCATTTTCTATAACATCTCTCAATACTGATTTTGATAAGATTTTTGCCATTGCACAACAGAATGAAACTGCGGCTGGAAGAGCTGTATCGTTAAAGAACTCTGATACAACAACATCTATCGAATTACCCATAGCTACTGTTCGTGCAAACAATGTTTTGGCTTTTGATTCAAGTGGTAACATCGATGTCGGGATATCAGCATCACAAGTCAGCGCATTGGCTTCAGCTAGTAGCCAAGCTCAGTCAGATGCCGCTGATGCACTACAGCATAAAAATGATGCAGAGGCGGCTAAGCTGGCGGCAGAAACAGCACGTAATCAGGCGCAAACGGCACAGGCGGCGTTAAATATTCCGGGGCCAGCCGCAATAAATGTAGGTAACTTTATTAAGGTAAACGCAACAGCGACAGGGTTTGAGTTTTCTCCCCCTGCTACAGATACGGCAGTCTTCTATGGGCTTCGTATAGACGCTAGCAGTAATCTAATACTGGATTATTCTGTAGCTGGCGGTTCATCAACCTTTAATATTGCTGACTATGATAACTATATGATTGGATCATCAGGCATGGTCTTTTCCATCAACACAAGCGGTGAGCTTGTAGTGAGCCTACCATAAGGAGTGTGAAAGATGGCGACACTAAATCTAGGTAAAATCAGTCTAAACTTTAGAGGGGCATTTGACGCTACTATTGCTTACAGCAAAAATGATGCCGTCTCTTCTGGTGGCAGTTCTTGGATAGCAATCATTGACCAGACAGCCCCAGCGTTTAGTAACACGACAACTTATAGTCTCAACGATCTTGTAACGGATGGTGGTAATGTCTTTCGGTATATTAATGCTACTGCTGCCGCAGGAAACGCAACGACGGTTGCCACACACTGGGCGGCAAACACGCCTTCTTCAACGAATACAACGTTTTGGAACATCATTGCTGAAGGCACTGCGATCTTAACAACTGCTGGTGATGTCCTTACACACGATGGCACAAGCCAAGTAAGGTTGCCACGAGGAGCTGGTGGTCAGGTTCTTAAGGTTTCTGGAACATCTGTAGGATTCTCAAATGAGTCTGGGTTTAAAAACCTGACTGTACTGGAGTCTAATTACGGAGATCCAATCCAGTGGAACCAAAATCCTTCTGCGGCAACAACATATGGTGCAACTGGTTCAAGGCCTTGGCTTGCGGATTATTCTAATAACTGGATTCCCCAATATGCTTTCCCGAATCCGGCATGTGGGCCTGTGGCAAATGCTGAACAGGGAAATCAATATCATAACTACCGTTTACAGACTTTCATTAACAATGAACATGAGATCTGTGTGATGGGTTCTGATGCTGGTAGCTATGCTTCTAACGGTATACATAGCGGCAATGGACACAGTATGTATCCTCTTATGAATATATGTACTGATAACGGTGGTATGAGAGATGGTGACTACTTTGTCAGGCATTGGAACTCAAGCCACTGTATGTGGGCATTGACCAAGGATGGGGATCTATTCTCACGTGGATACAATGCATATGGCCAGCTTGGAGTCGGAGATACAACTAACAGGTATATGTGGTGTAAGGTTGCCACTCTTGGCCCTGATGCTACACATGCTGGTACATCATGTCAGATAGCAGGGTTCTATCCATGTATTTCTTCTGATACTGGAGGAGCTTCTTACAACCATTGCTTTGCAATAGATACGAGCGGACGTTTGTTTGCTTGGGGTCATGGTGCTAATGGTAAATTAGGTTTGGGCAATACTGACAATCAGACTCTGCCAGTTCATGTTAGCTCAGTGTCCAACATATGCATGATTTCTGGAAGGTATGGATCTACCCATATTGTTGATACAAGCGGTAATCTATTCTTTGCGGGCAGTAGTCAAAATGAGATAGATGGCGGCCTAAGTAGCGGTACTCTCTCATCATTTACTGACACTGGTCAAAATAATGTTTATCAGATCTTAAACTCTGATGGATATTATTATACAACCAGATACGCCCATGGTTATTACATTAATACCAGCGGTGAAATGTATGGTATAGGAGGTAACGCAATCGGTGCGGTTGGTGTAGGATCTACGTCAGCGGTTGGAACATGGTCAAGAATTGGTGGGTCTGCTACATATAGCGGTGCAGTACTAGCTGGTAATTCTTATTATCTTTCTGTTGGAGTTCTAGGCGGCACACCAGCAAGCCCTGATAATACTGTAAGTGTTTGGGGCTTTAATACAAATGGTCAGTTAGGAATGGGCGATACTACTCATCGACAGGCTCCTGTTTCCCCATCAACAACTACAGTTTATACACACACAGTTGCGTCAACCACATCTAATGCGGCAATGACGCAAGTTGATGTACCTTTCCCTGGCACAGCAATACGAAGAATATGGGCAAATAGAGGTATGCAGGGTCAACAAACTGCTAACTTCTTTTTCCAAGATGACAAGTATAGAACTTGGATGAGTGGATATTCTAACAGTCAAGATTATAACAAGGCCAGTACTGGAAATGCCGTTATAAATAATATCAGGCTGGATGTTGCTCAAGAAAATACAACAAGCACTGTAGGCACAAGCCACTGGGCTGGAAGCGTAGAGACTCAAGTCAACCACATGCATGGTGGTGGTAATGCATATAATTCTGAGGGCATCATGTTAAAATACACTACAGATGGACGTATATATGGTTGGGGTTACAATGGCCAAGGAGCATTAGAACCCGCCGCAACATATGTAGGCAACTGGATTCAAATGAGACCATAAGGAGCTGACATGGCACAGAAACTTTACAAATGGACAGGCTCTCTGAAAGAGCCAACATCATATTCCAGTGATCTTCCTGCTCCTGAATGGTTTGGAACAGATGCTGAAGGGGTATCATATGCTTACTTGGATGATGCTTATGCATCTAAGTGTGTTGCTGAAGGAGATGATCTTGCGGCAACAACGGCATCTACTGCGAAGACATGGGTTAAGACTAATAGTAGACAAGCCAAGGCACTAAATGACGAATGTGTTCAAGAGATAAGGCAAAGCTACAGTATAGATGATGAGTTAAAAGCCCATCGTACAGATGATAGCACTGTTAAAACAGCCATAGGCAAGATTGTCGACTCATACACTGCGAAGAAAAACGCACTTGTAGGCGACTAAGGTAGGTGATCGATGGTAGTAGCCGAAGCCCTTGCGGGCATGGCTCTCATCAAAGCTGGTGTAGATGGAATAAAGGGAGCGATTAATACAGCGAATGATGTAGGCTCAATAGCCAAATACGTTGATAATTTGTTTGAGGGTCGTGATCAGGTCAACCGTGATAAAAACAAAGCAAGGCAAGATCCGTTTGGCATAAAAAATATAGCCGCAGAAACCATCAACGCAAAACTAGCAGAGGAACAGCTTGATGAAATGCGTCAACTTATTGACTTCCGTTTTGGTCACGGCACTTGGGCTAGTATTGTTGCTGAAAGAGCGAGACGAATACAAGAAGCTAAGGAAGCTGAAAAACAAAAAAGGATAGCTGCAAGAAGGCGTAGAGAGGAGACTATAGAGTTTATGGGTATACTAGGTTCAGTCATCGTAGGTGCTGTAACTCTGTTAGCAATACTCTGGTTCATAGTTTTTAGAAGATGGTAGACTGGTGGAAGCGTTACATACAATTCAATCTAACAGCCAAGCTCACAATGCTTGCGTCCGTAGCTATGAGCTGGCGTTGTGCAGAATGGTTTATGAACCTAGAAAACCCTACAACACAACAATCCGCATTTGTATCAGTAATCATGGGTGTAATGACAGGCGTTTACGGCATCTACCTTGGCAAAGAAGCAAGGACGCCTAAGGAATGAAAGAGACACTATACATTTTAGTTATCAGCATGTGGGGCAGTGATGGAGTTACAAACCATCCTATAGGTCAGATGGCACTCCAACAGCCCATGACCCTTGAGCAATGCAATTGGCTTCGCTCTGATGGCATGTGGCATAAGTCTACAAACAATAAATTTTACTTTATGGTTCCGCAGTGCTTTCCAGAAGATTGTTCTGGTAAGGAGAGGTGCGAATGATACAGCTTCTAGGTGTAGTAGGTAGCCTTGCCCAAACCTTTCTGGAAGGTAAGGTAGAAAAAGAGAAAGCCAAGTCAGAAATTATGAAGACTGCGGCACAGCATGACAGTAAATGGGAACTGATCATGGCTGAATCTACAAAAGGGTCGTGGAAAGACGAGATAATAACTGTAGCCGTATTAACGCCCTGTATAATGAGCTTTATTCCTGGGGCAGAAGATCTTGTCAAAGAAGGCTTTGCAAGACTTAATGAGTTGCCGGATTGGTATCAGAATATTTTATACGTTACAATTTTAGCGGGGCTGGGTTTGAAAGGGCTGGATAAGTTCAGGAGGAAGTAATGGACATCGAGCGTCTTAGGAAGGATCTAGAACACGACGAGGGTGTGAAGTATGAAATATACCTTGACCACCTTGGATACAAAACTCACGGAATAGGCCATCTATGTAGAGAGACAGAGCCAGAGTACAATATGGAAGTTGGTGAGCCTGTGTCTGCTGGTCGTGTACAAGAATGTTTTGAGCAAGACCTAGAGTCTGTTCTGTATGATTGTGAAAAGCTTTACCCTAACTTCTTTGGCTTAGATGAAGAAGTCCAGCTCATTATAGCAAACATGATGTTTAACCTCGGTTATCCACGCATGTCGAAGTTTAAGAAAATGAAACAAGCTGTAGATGACGAGCAATGGGAAGAAGCAGCTGCCCAGATGCGTGACTCGCTTTGGTACAACCAAGTACGCAACAGAGCAGAGCGTCTTGCTGTCAGGATGGAATTGCTAGCTGTGCCTTTCTAGCACGAAACTGTTCAGCCTCTGACAATCCCAGACTAAAGTCACCACGTTTAGCTTCAACGGCCTCATAGTTATCGCATGAGTAAAATACATATGTATCTGGACGTGGTGGTATTTTTCCGTACTTGTCAAAATATTCTGCTCGGGGATCATCTACAAAACCCTCCATGTGAATACCCTCCTTGTTGTTTGTTATTTAATCTGTAGACTCACCACCAGCGAGGGGTGGTTCGATTTCCTCCCTGCCATCCCTCGCACCTTTTGCTAACAGACTTTCTACTTCCATTAACTTAGAAGTTGCCTCATCGATCAAGTCATTATTGTCAATATGACCAGATAATACTCCAAAGTTAAGCTGATTGGTCGCCATAGCAACCAGTTTGCGAACATGATGTATACTTGACATAACCACCTCCGTTATGGAATATGTTCATAACAGCCCGAAACGGCAGTTGTGGGGGAAGAGGACGCTCAGGTATCAACTGGCGTCCTTTTCTTTTTGTTCTTGTTGTTCTTCAAAAGCGCACTCATCGCATTGCGTCCACTCACCATCTGTTTCGTGAGCAAGCCACTCGCAATCAGCGCAGTCGTTTGGACTCTTATACTTCATAGCTCGATCCTTTTGTTCTTCATAGCTTGAAGTCTATCCTTGGTATCTGCGTCCAAATGGTCGCTTAGTTTAGCAGTAGCATTACATCTGTGCTTCTGCCTACGTTGCTCGATTAGATGGTTAGCCCATATCAGGCCACACTTTACAGAGCAGAAATTACCGAACTTCATAATCCACTTACCTGTCCAACAGACAGTCTCATAGTATATCTTGCCATCAGTGGCACGCCTTGGTGTTTCTTTGAGAACTTCAAGGTTGCCCATGTAGCGTTCCCCTGGCTTCTCAGCTGTAAACACCTTCTTCTGCTTCTGGGCAGGACGCTGGCAGTTATAACAAGTTACTTCGTGACTAAGCTCTTTAGGAGCCGAATAATCATCAGATCGCATAGTGATCTCCTATTTAATATCCCACAACTGTTGTTAGGCTACGATACGACCAACTTCTCTGGCCTCTTCCCAATACTCCAACAGTGATTTCTCTGGTCTGAAGTACAGATCTCTTTCTACACCTAAGCCAAATGGTGGGAACTTTAGCGATTTAAGTTCAGACAGGCTTACCGATCCCATCTCTGGTGTGCCTTGGCCGATGTCACAGAGGCCAAACATTGTGTCTCCGTCATCTTCCATCTTTGATATGAGCCACGTAAAAGCACCTCCACCGAATAGTTTTACAACTGGTCTACCCAGTGTATCTTTCATGTTGTTGGCTTTCAGCTGTCGCTCAATGTCCTTTGTTATTAACTTCATCATTTCCTCCTACAATGTGTCCGTGTCCCTCTTTCATATGTTCGATCATCATCTTTGATAATAGAGCAAGCTGTCCTAGTGAAAGAGCGTCATAGTAATCCCAAGTAATTTGGGAAAAGAGTTCTCTTTTATCTGTCTTCATTAAGAGTGAAAGCGTAAATGAGTTTGATTTGGTTTTGGTTATCGAGATGACAGCTGTCCTGTCCTGTCCGTCATCTGTGACACCGTCCATCCAAATTTCAGAGTCAGACTGATTGATGTCAACTTCATCAAATTCAAGTTGACCTATCACAAACTCTACATACTTTTGTTCTGTAAAGTGCATTGGTCTACCTTACGGTTCTTGTATTCCTCCTCGTAACATGGAAGGCATATCGTTCTGTGAGATGCAGGTTCGATAGAACGAAGTATGCAGACAAACCACTGAACGGTTCGTCCACATACCTCGCAATCGGAAGGTCTGCCCTGATTGTTAGTCTTCTTAGGCAGCGTCCTCGTTCTCCTTTAGATATGTCTTGATGCGCTTGAACTCCTCCATAACGACAACCTGATCCTTCTTAGGAAGCTTGTCATACACAGCCTTGTTATCACGCCACATGTCATCGACCTGTGCAGTTGATGTGGCTTGACCAAACTGATTCTTGATGCGATCTACATTTGCTTGCCACTCTTTCTTGGACTCCTCAGTATCCATGACTGGCAAGTCTTCTCCAGCATAGATGTTAAGCCCAAGGCCGAAATAAGCAATCGTCTTAACCAGACAACGCTGTAGTGCGGTGTTGACCGTAAAACTGTCAGGAAAAGGAACTGCCTTGTTTCTGTAATCAAGGACAGGATAAATCTCTGAGTGAGACTCGCCCTCGATAGTAACAGTTGTCTGAACATAGGTGTTCCCTTTAGTGTCTCGCATGAAAGGAAGCGGGTTATTCTGGTTGTCATGGAATACCACCTTCTCAAATGTTGCTGTTGGATAGTGTGATTTGATCAGTGACCAGGCCCATGTCCAAGAAAGATAGGTGAATTTATCTTTCTTCTCGGTATGTGCTGAACAGTCAACGGCGGCTAGGGTTTTGAATACATCAGACATTCTCATTGTCCTCCTTCGGGGTGTTTACTCTGATAGATATTGTACCTGACTTGGCACGGGTTGCGACAAGCTTTGAACCAGCTGGATGATTGCCAGTTAGATCAAGTGTCATGCGTTTACAGTTGTCAGGCATGTAATGACGTATCTCTGTCTTGGATAAGTCAGCATGTTCTACAGCCTTCTTGGCTTCTGTAATCAGTTGAGCATTGAGATTCATCTCTGATTGCATACGCTGGTCGAAGAACTCAAGGCTAGACATATCGATTGTAATCATATCGTCATACACTACTGGTGGTAATGACACATGGTCGATAGGTGGCACACCTGACTGATACCAATCCCAGAACCTCTTGCAGTTGTCGACATATGCATTGATCCAGTTGTCATCACGGTAGATTACACGAACCTCCATGCGGCAATGCACGGCGAAGAACGCAACCAGAAAGCATTGCTCACGACCAGTGGAAACCAGATGATGCTGACACTGTGGTGCATACATCTCACAAAGCTCATCGATGTCACGGAAACCAAAGTGTGCTTTGGCTTCGACAGGATCGTACCACTTTGTAAGACCATCGAGTGTTGAGCGTATAGGCAAGCCGTAGTCTGGGCTGGCGTGTCTAATTATATCTCTGGTACGCAAAGGTATGTCGAAATCATTCTCGAACCAATCAAGTATGAATGACTCTAGATGAGAGCCAGCCGCCATACGAAGCATAGTGTTCTTGTCGAACTTACGCTCTTTGTCACCGTTCTTCTCATCGATTAGGTCTTGCCATGCATCAAGATTGCCACTGGCAATGATAGATGCTTCTGAAGAACCAATGAAGTTTGATCTTGTGTTAAGCTGCTGCTGTGTTAGTGCCATCGTTTTCCTCCAATGCGGGAATGTGGTCGTCTAGTTTGTAATGTTCTGGTGCAATACCTTCATCATGTTGTCTTGCTTGTATCTCATCGTAACAACGACGGATGAAAGTCTGCCGTTGAAAGCGTGAGTTACTGGCAAACCGAGCAACAGTGTCAGTAAAGTTGGGTACGTCTTGTGAACGTATGTATGGTGCAACTTCAGTTGCCAGCCATACGAAGTGCTTCTTTGTCATGTTGGCCATCAATTCCTCCTTTGACTACGCCAATGATATCGATGAGACATACATCGATTTTTCTATAGATTGGATTTGTACTGTTAGGGATGCAGTATCCCTTGCGGTACTGGTAGAGAGCATTGCGCTGTACTTCTTTAACCAGTATCACATCATCATCTATTGGCTTCTGGTCGAGCTGTATCACCACGCTACAGCCCTTTGGAAACCCAGATTTGTTCATAGATTCTTCGTGTACAACTATCTCAACTAACATAGTTACACCATAATAGTCGAAAAATTATAATAAATATATTGTCAATGCACATTATCTTGATTATCTTTCACATATGACAGATAGCTTCAGCTGTAATCTGATTTCACAACTGACCAATAGGCGTCACGAACTTGGACTGCCTCAAACTATTGTTGACCATAAGATTGGTGTAGCTACTGGCCTAGTCGCCAAATGGGAAACAGGGAATCGTAAGCCAACAGCGTTTAATTTGCATTGTTGGGCTGAAAGCCTTGGATGCAAAATAACTCTGGAGGTTGTAGAGGATGATTTGCGGTATTGACCCTGGTCTAAGTGGCGGCATAGCTTTCATTGAGAAAGACATTGTCTGTTCTGTTGAAGCTGTGCCTGTCCACAAGATAAAAGAAGGAAAATCTGTGAAGCGATATCTTGATTGTTTCACAATTCTTCACTTACTTCACACATATAATCCACAGCATGTGTTCATAGAAAAACAACAAGCGATGCCAAGGCAGGGTGTATCATCCACGTTCCGAACTGGTTTCGGTTATGGTTTGTACATAGGCATGTTGATAGCCGGTGATTACGATTACACCATTGTTGGTGCAAAAGAATGGAAGCAGTATTTCAATCTCTCATCAGACAAAGATCTTAGTAGAGAGAAAGCATCAGTGATATTTCCTGATGCTTCCCATTTGTGGAGACAGAAGAACCAAGATGGTCTTGCTGAAGCAGCACTAATAGCTTACTTCGGAGCCAATGGATCCCAAGTGTTAAGCTCTTTACAGCAGTAATCAGAGATTGCTTGTGCTAACGCCTTCTTGCCCTCGATGGGTTCTGTCTGGCCTAGTTCATTGTGCCAGATGTCTGCTAGTTGCTCTGCTTTGTATTTGTTGAGCCACTTGACGTCTGGTTTGAACCAATCAGCTTGATGTTCGTAGCCGATTGATTTCTGAATGGCCGGATCATTGAGAACATACGATGGTATAGATCTCGCAATGACCGGAGCAAGGTGTTGAGCGATCCACTCAAGAGGGTTGCCAATGAAGTAATCGACAGTAGGCCTGTCAACATCGCTGTAACTTTGACCAACAGAGTTTCTAAGCTCTTGATAAGAAGCATGACGCTCATGTTCTTGGTATCCTTCTGGTTCGTATTCAGATGTAAACTCCTCTGATACGTCATATGATATGTTAGTGGGTCTGT